CCCCTGTCGACAGCACAGGCAGCAACGATGCTTCAGCGTTTGCTTTTTTCTCAGGCGGCGGGAATTCGGCGTCACACTCGCTGCACGTCCGCGCCGATGCCGGTTGCTCGGCTGCGCAGTTGGCGCACGTCTTCGTCGGCGCCTCGCCGCCACCCTTGCCGCTCTTTGGCTTGATCTTCACGTCGTCTAGGGGGCCATGACGGGCAATGTTGCCGCCAAAATCAAGCAGCAAACAGTTGCTCTTTCCGTCGGCCGGGCGCATGCCGCGGCCGACGATTTGACAGTACAAAGAGGGGGACGCTGTGGCGCGCACTATCGCGAGCACGTCGACGACGGGTGCGTCGAATCCGGTGGTGAGCACGTCGCAGGAGACGAGGCACGCAAGCTCTCGCCGACGAAAGCGCCCAATGATCCCCTGTCGCACCATCTGGTCTGTCTCACCGGTGATCACCATCGCCTCGCGTCCTCGCGCCTGCACCGCCTCGGCCAGGTGGTGCGCGTGCGCCACGCTGCACCCAAAGAGCAACGCCGACGTGCGCCCCGCGTCCAACGCCGCCACGACGTCATCGGCCACGCGCTCGGTTACCTCGGAGATGTCCGCGGCAAGCTCGAGGTCGCGCGCGGCAAACTCGCCCGCGCGGATCGCAAGCTGCGACGTGTCGATCTGCGCGCCCACGCTGCCCGTCACGAGCGGCGCCAAATGCCCCGCCGCGACGAGCCGGGGAATCTCGACGCGGTAGCAAATCGACGAGAACAGCGCGCCGTCACCTTGCGTCAGGTAGCCCTGCCCCAGCCGGTACGGTGTCGCCGTGAGCCCCACGATGCGCAGCGCGGGATTTGTCTCGCGCAGGCCTCGCACAAGCGTTTGGTATTGCCCATCCCCTTCGGCCGGGATGAGGTGCGCCTCGTCGACGATCAGCACGTCGACCACGCCTAGATCGCGTGCCTTGCGCGCCACCGTCTGCACCCCGCACACCGTAATCGGCGCGGTGCCTCGCTTGCCAAGGCTGGCGGACCATATCGCAAGGGACGCCGCCGGCCATACCCGCCGACATGCCGCGGCGTCCTGCTCGATGAGCTCGGCCCGATGCGTGGCGATTACCACGCGCCCGCCGCAGTCCTGCACGACGACGCGCGCCAGCTCCCCGAGGATCGCCGACTTGCCTCCACCCGTGGGCACCTCGATGAGCGGATGCAGACCGCCGCGGCCCCAGTACGCGAGCACCGCGTCGACCGCGGCCTGTTGGTAGTCACGGAGTTTCACCCAATCACCTCCCGAACACGCGCAGATCCATCCCGCGCCGCGTTGTGACGCCATCCTAGCCTTGATCTGCTCTTTCGTCAAGAACACGCTTGACACGAGCAGAGATCGCCGCTAGGATGACTTCACCAACGCGGCGCACCCCGCGCCACACAAGGGAGACAGCATGTCGCAAGCACCAACGATCAACACGTTTCTTCGTCGCGCGATTGAGCACTACCTCGGTCGCCGAATTGAGCGCCGCACGTCACGAGGTGTTGATGGACGCATACGCTACGGTTGGCACGACGGGGAAACGTATCTTGGAGCCACGCTTGATAGCACGTGCGACACGCTGAACCTGCTCAACTTTTGAAGGGAGACACACACATGCAGATCGCAAAGAAGAGCCTGCGCGACGTCGTCGACAGTCGCGCCCCGAAGATCCTTGTTTATGGCGGTGCTGGCGTGGGCAAGACCACGCTCATCGCGTCGCTCACAGGCAAGATCCTAATCATCTCCGCGGAGGCTGGGCTGCTCTCTCTTGCCGGCGCCGATATTGACGCAGACGTGGTCGAGGTGACCTCCATCGAAGCCCTCCGCGCCGTTTACGCAGAATTGCGTGCGGGCGACCACGGGTATGCGTGGGTCGTGCTTGATTCGGTGTCCGAAATTGCCGAGGTGGTGCTCTCGGCGGAAAAAGCGAAGACCAAGGATCCGCGACAAGCGTACGGCGCGCTGTCCGACGAGATGGTCAAGATTATGCGCGCGTTCCGCGACCTGACTTGTGGCGTGTATTTCAGCGCGAAGCTGGCGTCGACGAAGGATGAAGCAACGGGCAAGGTCACGCATTCAATCGGGATGCCAGGTGCGAAGCTTGGAGAGGCATTGCCCTACCTGTTTGACGAGGTGTTTCGCCTCGTCGTCATCGACGAAGACGACGGCAGTGGCGGCAAGGTGGCGAGCCGCTACCTCCTGACCGCCACCGATGGCAAGAGCGTCGCCAAGGACCGCAGCGGCAAGCTCGATGCGTACGAACCCGCCGACCTCGGCGCGGTCGTCGACAAAATCATGGGCTCAAGCGATGCAGCGTAACCAATTCCTTGCGGAAGACCTTGCGCGCGCGGTGTCTAATTGTCTTTGGTCCGATGCGATGGGCGGCGAATTTGTGGACACAAAAGACCAAGCAGAGATTTTCTCACTACTCGATCAAATGACGACGTGGCGTGAGGGATGGTGGTTTGGGGCGATACAGGTGTGCGCGCACAAAAAGATTTGACCGCCTGGCCCACGTTACGGGCCACCAGCCGAACGCGGGGGATAGGCGCCCGCACAACACGACAGAGGCGAACGTGAGCAATTGGAACGACGACAACAACAGCGACAGCATGGACCTTGGGTTCGACACCGCAACGGTGGAGGCGCCTTCCTTCGACCTCCTGCCACCCGGCCGCTATCGCGTGGTGTGCACGAGCGCGAAAGTGCAGCCCAGCAAGAACAACCCGACGACCATCATGGCAAGCATCGAGGAAACCATCATCGACGATGAAAGCCCGCACCGTGGACGCAAGATCTGGTCGCGCTACGTCGTGGCGCACGAAGACGGCAAGGTGATGGCGCGCGGCCGCGCCGACGTCGTGCGCATGCTGGCCGCGTACGGTGTGAGCGGGTCAAGCCTTGCGCCGATGCTACAGCGCGAGTGCGTCGCCGCCGTCGACGTCGAGCCTGCTAAGGGCGATTGGGAGGCGCGCAACAAAATCAAACGCCGCGAGGCCCTCGCCGGCCAGGCGCCGAGCGCGCCGAGCGCGCCCACAACGAAACCAGCCACGCCAAGCAAAGCCGCGCCAGCATTTCTTGCGCGTCGTCAGCAGCAGCAGTGAAGTGAGAAAAGGAATAGGGAGAACACATTATGAAAAAGATTTTACGAAAACCATTTCGGATCATCGGCAATATCGATGCAGGGTGCAGCTACACCACGGCAGAGGCTTCGCGCCTTGTGACGGCGTCAATGGGAGTGCTGCAAAGCCTCGCGTTGTCTGGGGAGCTTGCAGCCACCAAGAGCGGACCAGTCTGGATGATTCGGGGCGCGGATTTGCTCGACTTCGCCAAGCAAGACGCCAAAGCAAGAAAAGAGCGCAAAGAAAAAACGAGAGAACGAAAGATTGAGCGCTTGCAAAAAAGCAGACAAAATCAAAAGCAAAGCAAGCAACAAGAGCAGCTCCCGCTTACCGCGAAAAAAGATGACGTGAAGCCGTTTGTTTTGATTCGCGCTCGTGACGCTGGCGTCCATTGCGGCACGCTGGAGCAGGTAGACCGCGACGTCGTGAAATTGTCGAATGCCCGCAGAGTGTGGCGATGGAAGGGCGCAAATACGCTCCACGAGCTTTCTTTGCGCGGCGCGGATACAGACTACACGAGAATCAGTGAGCCGGTTGCGCACGTGGTCATCATCGGAGCGTGCGAAATCATCGACTGCACCCAAGCCGCACGAGAAAATTTGATCGTATCAAGGTGGGGAGCATGACCGGCTACGGCAACGGCAACGGCTACGGCGCCGGCTACGGCTACGGCGAAGGCAACGGCTACGGCTACGGCTACGGCTACGGCTACGGCCACGGCGAAGGTTACGACTACGGCGAAGGCTACGGCAACGGCGGAGGCTACGGCAACGGCGGAGGCTACGGCGAAGGCTACGGCAACGGCGGAGGCTACGGCGAAGGCGACGGCGAAGGCAACGGCGCCGGCTACGGCTACGGCGTAGGTTGAAAATTTCGTCATGTAAGGTGGGCAGCATGAATAGCTACGGCGGAGGCTACGGCAACGGCAACGGCTACGGCGCCGGCTACGGCGAAGGCAACGGCTACGGCGCCGGCCACGGCTACGGCGCCGGCTACGGCTACGGCGAAGGTTACGGCGCAGGCAACGGCACAGGCAACGGCGGAGGCTACGGCGGAGGCGAAGGCTACGGCGAAGGCTACGGCTACGGCGAAGGTTACGGCGGAGACTACGGCGAAGGCTACGGCAACGGCGGAGGCTACGGCGGAGGCTACGGCGCCGGTGAAGGCGCCGGCGAAGGTTGAAAATTTCGTCATGTGTGGCCCCGAGCGTGGCACCCCTGCGCATTCCGCGTAGGTCTGATCTGAAGTCATCGGGGCATCTTTTCGAGGTCAGTATGATTGAACGATACAGGCAGAATAAGTGCATCAGACTGGACGGAGAGCGATTGGCGTCTTTGCGCTGCGCGAAGAATCTTTCGCTTGCCCGCGTGGCGGATGTTTGTGGGGTGACGCGGCAAGCCGTCTGCCAATGGGAGCAGGAGCGATGCCTCCCGACGGACGCGGCGATTGACCGGCTGTTCTTTCTATTCGGCGTCGAGCTTGCGCCAGCGTTGAGCGTGCGGGTGTGGGAATGACGATCACGATCCCCATCGATGGGATGCGCCTAGGCGCCGCGCTCAATGCTCGCGTGCATTGGA